GGGCGGTCCATTTGGCCTTGTGTAAGGCCGCATCGTCCGTAAGGACTTTGCAAACCGCGGTCTATAAATCTAGATCGAGCATGGGACGCTACACACCACTCCAGGTAATGGAGTTCCCCGGTATGAACGGCTGCTCTATTGCTGCCTACTAGTATCGTGATATCGCCTTCGCTCCCCTTAAAGGAGCAGTACCAATACTAAGTGGTACTCTCTACCGATAGGGGTATTTTATAACCTCGTTGGTAGAGGACGATAAGTAAAATGGCCATCACATTCCCACGGACGAATTCAATTGTCCGCCTCCGGAAGTCGACTAATGTCACCACTGTAACAAATGGTGCAGAGAACGACGTACGTGAGGATTTCGTCGCTAACCGTACTAGGACGCTTAAAGTCAATGACTGGAGGCCTCCTACTCGGTATGACCGGTATGTCCGTAATGGATATACAACGGGTTTCGATGCTAACGGCGTAGTTGATACGCCCTCAAATCGATGGACGAGAACTGGATTTACAACGTGTGGTGGATTTTACTTTGGTGATGTTCCTTCGATGCCACAGTATCTCGTGGATCGAACCGTCGCGAAGTGCTTAAATAAACTCAAGAATGACCATGTCAGTCTTGGGCAGGCCTTTGCAGAACGACGGCAGACTGCTGACCTCTTACATAGTAACGTAGAGGGAATCATCAGGAGCATTGACCAGGCGGATGGTGGACCGTTGCGGGAATTGGCGAAGAAACTGCCATACCTCCGTACTGCGGCGAAGCTCAAGATGGCCCTTAAGGCCATGGCGAGCCAACGCTTGCAGGTTGCATACGGTTGGACCCCATTGTTAGCCGACTCGAAGGGCATCATCGAACATCTGATGGAGCGCGAGAAGGAGGCTAACAGGGCCATTATCACTGTTAAGAGCGGTGCCAAGGAGACCTACACGGGCTCCAGTACCGTTTCCTTTAGTGATGCTGGTGCAACAATGCTAGTCGATAAACACTACCGAGTGAGGCACAAGGCCTTTACTCGGCTGGACTACAGACTAGCTAACCCCGGACTTCACGAGTGGTCGCAGCTGGGTTTGACGAATCCAGCCCAGATCGCTTGGGAGGTTGTTCCGTTTTCGTTCGTGGCAGATTGGTTCCTCCCCATTGGTGATTATCTCAACCAACTGGATGCTGCATTGGGAATGCAGTTCTTAGGAGGTTCTACCACGAAGGTGTCGAGGTTGGAGTGTAAACCAACCAATGTTAGACCTCAGAGCATGTCAGGTATCACGTCCGCCAACTTTGTTGTTAGCGGAGACGGATACATGATGCGCTTCAGTCGGTCGACACATACTTCCTCACCTTCCCCGGTCCTACCAGGTTTTAAGCCTGGTAAGTCCGCTTCCCACGCGTTCAACGGTGCTGCTCTCATTACGGCTGCCTTCACAAAGGCGAAGTACTGGCGGTAGTTACCGTTGGAATAACTCTAACCTCCAATTAAGGAGAATCAGACGTGCCTGATATCAGCACGATTGTTGTTCCCGACGCAACGTCGCCTACCCCTGTGAACAAGACTTTCACGAAAGTGAAGGTCAATGGCGATACTGCCATTTTCACTGAACAGAGCGCAACCAGCGCTCTGGGGTTCATGCCGCTCGGTGTTACCGTGCGGGCTCCTCTGGCGGGTCAGAAAGACAAGGTCTATAAGACCTCGATCGATCTGGCTTATCCGGTTACCACCAATGAAACGATTAACGGTGTTAGCCGGCCTAAGCTGGAGTACACTCTCCGTGCTCGTGTTGAATTCACGAACCCGGCT